AATAACATGTGCTGCTAGTGGATACATTGGACTTGATGAAGTTATTATTCATGGGGATTCTACTGGTAAGGTGTATAAGCAAGAGACAGGAAGTTCTTTTAATAGTACAGAAATCTTGAGTGTTTACCAAACACCTTTCTACTATTTTCAAGATCCTTCAATCCGTAAAAACTTCTATAACATTTCTACATTCTTGCGTAGTGAGGGATCGACTAGTATTGTGATGGGTGTGTCGTATGACTTTGATGACTCTGTTAATGTCTTCAATCCAGCCAACTATAACATTTTAACAACTGGTGCTGCTGCTTATTACAATGAAGCCATCTATGATGCTTCAGCAATTTATGATGGTAATCCATCACCAGTGGAAAAGACAAACATTGAAGGCTCTGGATTCTCCGTTGCTTTCAAATATGTGACTAATGATCAGAATGCTAGTCATACGATTCAGGGCTTGGTCTTGAATTATTCGATGAATGACAGACGCTAAGGAGAACTACCTTGACAGGTTATGTAAGACAATCTGCTGCTGATATTGTACCAACGGGTGTAGTTCGTGCGGCTCCTATTAACAATGAGTATAATGCTCTGCGTGATGCTTTTGCTGTTGGTGGTGGTCATAAGCATGATGGCACTGCTGCTGAGGGTCATCCTGTTCCTGTTATTGGTGACAGTGACTTATTAAACAAGATTGCTACAGACACAGCTAACAATCGTCATGGTGTGTTTGTTGAGGTAGCTGCTGCTGCTGTGGAGCAGGTACGCTTTCAAGATGGTGCTATTGTTCCAGTAACAGATAATGACATTGACTTAGGTACAAGCTCCTTAGAATTTAAAGACTTATACATTGATGGCACAGCAAACATTGACAGCTTAGTAGCTGACACTGCTGACATCAATGGAGGCACTGTTGATGCCGCTGTTATTGGTGCAAGCACTGCTGCTGCTGGTACATTCACTGCACTCACTGCCAACACCTCTTTAGTTGCAGCCACTGCTGACATTAATGCAGGTACTATTGATGGTGCTGTTATTGGTGGCTCTTCTGCCTTAGCCATCACAGGCACTACAATTACTGCCACCACAGGATTTGTTGGTGGCCTTACTGGTGCTGTCACTGGTAACACTGCAGGTACACACACAGGTGCTGTTGTTGGTAATGTCACTGGTAACTTAACTGGTAATGTTACAGCCTCTACAGGTACATCAACATTCAATGATGTCACCATCAATGGTGGCTTGAACATGGATGCTGGCACTGCTGCCACCATCACCAATCTAACTAGTCCTACCAATTCTGGTGACGCAGCTACCAAAGGCTATGTAGACACAGCAGATGCATTAAAGCTTAATCTGTCTGGTGGCACTATGTCGGGTGCTATTGCTATGGGGACAAACAAGATTACAGGTCTTGGTACACCTACAGCAAATGCTGATGCTGCTACCAAGGTTTATGTTGATACAGCTATTAGCAACTTAGTAGCCGCTGCTCCCGGAGCGTTAGACACTCTAGATGAACTTGCTGCTGCCTTGGGTGATGATGCCAACTTTGCCACCACAGTTACCAACTCCATTGCAACTAAACTGGCTCTTGCTGGTGGCACTATGTCTGGTGCAATTGCAATGGGTACTAATAAGATTACTGGCTTAGGTGATCCTACTCTTGCACAAGATGCTGCCACTAAAACTTATGTTGATACAGCAGATGCACTGAAGCTTAACTTGTCTGGTGGCACTATGAGTGGTGCTATCGCTATGGGAACTTCTAAGATTACAGGTCTTGGCAATCCCACAGCAAACCAAGACGCTGCTACTAAAACCTATGTAGACACTGCCGATGCATTGAAGCTATCCTTATCAGGTGGCACAATGTCTGGAGCCATTGCGATGGGTACTTCCAAGATTACAGGCTTGGGAACCCCAACAGATAATGCTGATGCTACAACTAAACTGTATGTTGATGGCATCTTAGGCTCTGCTACTTCTGCTGCTGCCTCTGCTGCTGCAGCAGCTACCTCTGCTTCTAATGCAGCTACTAGTGAAAGCAATGCATCTACATCAGCATCTAATGCTTCTAGCTCTGCATCTTCTGCTTCTACATCAGCTACCAATGCTGCTAATAGCTATGACGCTTTTGATGACAGGTATTTAGGAAGTAAAACTTCTGCTCCTTCTGTTGACAATGATGGCAATGCTTTATTAACTGGTGCATTGTATTGGAATAGCACAAGCAATGAATTGTATTTGTGGACTGGATCTGCTTGGACACGCTCTGCATTGTCTGGTACAGACTTTGTAGCTAAGACTGGCGACACCATGACTGGTGCTCTCACAGTCACTGCTCTTACAGCTTCTTTAGATTCAACATTCTCATCAACAGGTGCTTTGAGAATTAGTAAGGGAACTACTGCAGAACAACCCGGAACACCTGTAACGGGAATGCTTCGCTATAATACAACAACTAATCAGTTTGAGGGATATAGCGGTTCTTCTCCTGCGTGGAACAGTGTTGGTGGTGCAACGATCAGCAATGACACAAGCACAGCTACTAATGTCTATCCTCTATTTGCAAGCGCAACATCTGGCACAGCTACAACGCTGTTCACAGGCAACACCAAGCTTCTGTACAAGCCAAGCACTGGTGAGTTGAGTTCTTCTGTTGTAAATGCAAGCAACGGCATCTATGTAAATAGCCAGTCTATTGCTGTTAGTTACACCATTGCTGCAGGTTACTCAGGTATGTCAACAGGCCCCGTCACTGTGGCATCAGGTCAATCAGTCACAGTCGCCAGCGGTTCACGCTGGGTTGTTTTGTAAGGAAATTTATGAGTTCAATAGTTATTGCTGGCGACACATCTGGAAGCGTAACGCTACAAGCCCCTGCTGTCTCGGGTTCAACAACCATAACGCTTCCCGCAACAAGTGGGACGTTATTGCAATCAGGAACAACTGTTACTGAGGCACAAGGTGGTATTGGAACTACTGTTGGTTATAATGGCTTTAAAAACCGCATCATCAATGGTGATATGCGTATTGACCAACGTAATGCGGGTGCTAGTTATAACCAAGTTAATGGTCAATATAGTCTTGACAGATGGGCTGGAAACTCTTTTGATGGGGGTGCGGCTACAAACAAGTTTAGTGTTATTCAATCAAGCACAGCACCAACAGGGTTCTCAAATTCTTTATTGGTTACATCACTTGCAGCAACTTCAAGTGGTGCATCTAATATTTTTAATATTGAGCAAAAGATTGAAGGATTTAATTTTGCAGACTTTCTATATGGAACTGCAAGCGCACAAACATTAACATTGTCTTTTTGGGTTCGTAGTTCTTTGACAGGAACTTTTGGTGGGGCATTAAAAAATAGCGCAAGAAATAGAGCATACCCATTCACTTACACAATTTCAGCAGCTAATACGTTTGAACAAAAGACAATCACAATTACTGGAGACACATCAGGTACTTGGGTTGGCTCAACAAATGGCACAGGATTGTGGATAAGTTTTGGTTTAGGTGTTGGTTCAACATATAGCGGAACTGCTGGTGCTTGGGGTGGAGGAGATGTTTTCTCAGCCACAGGCGCAACAAGCGTTGTTGGAACGAATGGCGCAACTTGGTACATCTCAGGCGTTCAACTAGAAAAAGGCTCAACAGCAACATCGTTTGATGTGCGTGACTATGGTCGTGAGTTGGCTTTGTGTCAGCGGTATTACTTTTCATATTTAGTTCCTGCTACTTGCCCACAAGGTTTTGGTCATATGCAATCAACAACTGCGGCACGAATCCTTTTTCCAAATCCAGTACCTATGCGGGCAACTCCAACTTTTACATCTCTTGGCAGTTTAGGCATTGCCTCTGGTGGAACAAGTTTTATTGCAAGCGCATCATCTGTTCTTGGTATTAGTTCAGCGGGGGTGCAAATGCAATTTGATGTTTCAGGTGCAACAGCGCATCAAACTTGCGTTTATCGAGATTCAGGTGGCACAACTTTTTCTGCGGAGTTATAAATGTACAAACTATGCCCACAAAGCGATGGTCAAACAAAAAGCGTTAAACGCTTAGTTGATAACGCATACATCCCCTTTGACCCTGCCAACACCGACTATCAAGAATACCTAAAGTGGCTTGCTGAAGGCAATACACCCGAACCCGCAGAAGGAACTTAATATGGCAAGCATAATCAATGCAGCAACATCAGGTGGCTTAGTTACATCTGCTGACACATCTGGTGTTTTACAACTGCAAACAGCATCAACTACTGCAGTAACTGTAGATGCTTCACAAAATGTTGGCGTAGGAATGACCCCCGTCTATAAGTTAGATGTAACGGGTGGCAATGGAAACGCAATTCGTTTTACAGATTCAGTAAACAGCGTTCAGGTTGCAATGGGTGCTTTTAACAGTCAAGGTTTTTTTGGAACTTTAAGCAATCACCCACAACTGTTTTATGTAAATAGTGGCGAAGGTATGCGCCTAACCTCGACAGGTCTGGGTATTGGGACGAGTTCGCCTAGTGCTTCTTTTAAACTTGATGTAACTGGATTGATTCGTAGTAACGCCACGGCAAATGGTGGTGGTCAATTTACTATTGCAAAAAGTGGAACAACAGTTGGCGTTTTGTGCGGTTCAGGAAATGTGATTGGTTCTGCGGCTACTGACTTAGCACTATATGCAGAAACTGGGAATGCAGTCAGTATTTTTACCAATGGCTCTGCAACCGCAAGGGCTACGTTTGATACGTCAGGCAATTTGGGTGTGGGGACTACTTCACCATCAGATTATTTTTCAACAGCATCAAAATTCGTAATTGCTAATACTAGTGGTGATGTTGGTATGACAATTGCCACTTCATCTACTGGTACTGGAAATATATTCTGGGCAGATGCTACAAGTGGAACAGGGGAATACTCTGGGTATATTCAATATGCTCACAATGGTGACAGTATGCGATTTGGCACTGCCGCTACAGAACGAGCCAGAATTGACTCGTCAGGCAATTTGGGTATTGGGACAAGTTCGCCTGTCAATAAATTACAAGTTGCTGGTGCGGTAGCGGCTACTGGTGGTGCGGGTGGTTATGCGGAAAATATGGCGCTTTTAGATGTAAGCGGTGGCAATGCACAAATTACTGCTATTGGTGCGAATACTTCAACTATTGGAACTCTAGTATTCCAAGCGTTTAGCAGTAACGCTTCACTTGGTGGAGAACGAGCCAGAATAGACTCTAGCGGTAACTTGCTGGTGGCATCCACTAACAGTTCCATGACTACTGGAACAGGCATCAAACTTACTGCTGCTGGTGGTGGTGCAAGCACTCCAACTTTGGGTTTAGTTGGCAACTCCTCTGATAATGGTCAAGGCTCTTATCACCTGTATTCAAGTTCGTTAAGCCAATATCAGTTTTATGTAACTTATGGCGGGACAATTTACGCTCGTAGTACATCCATCACAGGTCTTTCTGATGTTTCTGAAAAAGAAAACATTAGAGATTTAGAAACTGGTCTTAATTCTGTCTTGGCATTACAACCAAGAAGGTTTGATTGGAAGAATGGTTCTGGTACAAATGTTTCTGGATTTATTGCACAAGAAGTTCAATCTGTACTGCCCGACTTGGTTGAAAGCTACAAAATTTCTGACGAAGAAAATAAACTTGGCTTAAAAATGGGCGACATGATTCCTACTTTGGTCAAAGCCATCCAAGAACAACAAGCAATCATTGACTCACTCAAGGCACGACTTGATGCCGCTAATCTTTAAAGGAAAACTAACATGACAACACAATGGACTATAAGCACCCTAGACAGAGATGTCGCCACAGGGTTCGTAAATGTTGCACACTGGCAAGCCACAGCAGTAGATGGCGAACACACAGCATCCATTTACAGCACTTGCTCATGGGCAGATGGCACAGTCAACATTGCTTATGAAAACTTGACTCCTGAAACAGTTTTGGGATGGGTTTGGG